GGGTGAAACTGGATCATATGCTCACCAGGGAGACCCAACTGGATTTTTGCTAGATCATCCGCTCAATGCCGAGATCCATGATGTAAAGATCTTTGCGGAATACCTCAGTGACAGTCGAGTGCATAGTGCTTCTCTTTTAGGCCAGAGCACCACAGGAAGCTTGCTCTTCTATTGTCCGCCATTCTTTGTGAAGGAGACACGGCAGAGAAATGTTCTGATCACACCGTTTATATCAAGCTCTCAGACAACAAATGATCCTTTCAATGTCTCTGCATCTTTTGGTGTCGGAGGCCATGAGATAAATCTAGAAAACTTTACACGAGATTTTTCTACAGGTCAGACACCTAGACTGTACAAACTGACATCTTCACAAGGGCCAACACGCACTGATAGTACGGGGATGCTCACACTGGGAATACCCCGGCTGAAAGCTGACAACAGAGAATTTAGCTTTAATGACTACATGTACAGTTCATCATCTATTGATGCGTCAGGCTTTCCTGGCGGCGCCGGAACATTTTCAGCTACTGTTAATTCTGGATCTATTCAAAAGAGAAATCTAACGGTGTTACCGTGTGATAATGGTCGATTTTTTCCAGATTATGAGCTTTTACTATCGGGTGTTGACACAAATGAGGATCGGTTAGAGAGCTTACAGCGTGGACCGTTGTCAATGTTTAAAGAGTCTCAAGGTGGGTTAAATTTGAGCATAATTAGCCTTGATAATCTAATTGGGTCTGGGGGAAATCCACCGCTATTTTATCCGGGACAGTCCTCTAATATACTTCCTCTAAGCAGGGCAACTCCTGAAAATCCATCATTTAATGCTCCAGAGGGCCTGGGATTATCAATTGCGCAGAGAACAAGGGATCTAAGTTCTAATGAAATAGTGATTTTTGACATATCAAACTTGTATTTTGGAAACAGAATTCTACCCGAGACATTTCAAATTCAAGACGCCAGCCTCACAGGATCAAAGGGCGCTGTCCAAATTACACTAAAGGATAATGGACGAGGAAGTTTATATCGAGCTGATTCACTGACTCCGCATGCAAAAAAAGCTAGTGTTGGTAATATTTTTTATGATGAGGGCTTGGTCATCATTAAGTCTCCCAACATTCCATTTTTTGGAAAGGATCAGTTTAAGATCAGCTTTAAGGGAGAGCAAAGCACGCACGTGCTAACAGTAAATGTGCCCTGTGAGACAGGATTACATAATTCTTCCTCTAACCCACAATTTCAATTAGTCTCAGCCTCTTTTGATCCAAATGAGATTGATCCAAGATTCGTCTATATTGACGGTGTTAACTTACATGACGACAATCTTAATGTTATAATGAAAGCAAAGCTAGCGCAACCCGTTAAGAAGAGAAATTCTGATGGGATTCTCTTTAAGATAAAGCAGGATTTTTAATTGGTTCTGGGTCTGGATATTTCTACAAGCTGCACTGGATGGTGCGTATTGACTTCTAACGGTACCCTTATAGAAATGGGATTTGTACCATTGGCAAAGCACAAGGATATGTTCAGAAAGGCGGATTCCATCACGGATTCACTTCTGGGCGTACTACTAAGACACCCCATTTCAGAAATAGTCATAGAGGAGAACTTACAGGCTTTTCGTCCAGGGCTCTCTTCTGCAAAGACACTAATGACGCTAGCTAGATTTAATGGAATTGTGTCATACATCTGCTATCATTCTTTAAAGATTGAACCTAGCTTTATTAATGTCAATGTCGCCCGTCGTTCGCTGGGAATTAAGATTGTGAGAAAGAAAGACGGAGGTCGTCAGACCAAGGAGCAGGTGCTAGGCTGGGTGTCTAATGAACTAAAAGATTCGGATCACGAGTGGCCCAATAAAGTTTTAAAAAGCGGACCCAGAAAAGGAAAGGTTGTTCTTGAACAATTTTGCTATGATATGGCCGATGCATATGTTATTGCTAGATCTCATATATGCTTGAAAACAGGGTTAGATGCCTGTTAAAATTACTTTGGGTGTGAAGTGAAGAGCATCAGCAGTAAGATAACTTTTATCACAAGTGTGTTTGGAAAGCCTTCGGTCGCCAACGACGGTACAAATGTTGCTGTTCAGTGTCCTTCATGCAGTTCTTCATCTAAGAAGAAGTTTTCAATAAATTTGGAGACTTGGCAGTGTCACTGCTGGGTGTGTGGTGTTAAAGGAAAGACACTTGAGCCCATTTTAAAAAAATACTTTGGGCAAGAGTCATGCAATCAATTTTTGACAGAATTTCTGGGAAAGTCTTCAACACGGGACTTAGTTGTCACTCCAGAGGAGGTTGAGCTCAAGCTCCCTGCGGGATTTTCTCTTTTAGTGGACAATTTTAAAACAAGAGATCCTGACATGAGATCTGCAATAAGGTATCTGACTAGAAGGGGCCTATCAGCTGATGATTTTTGGTACTTTAAATTTGGTGCAGTCTCAAGAGGGAGACACTGCAAGCGTGTTATCATGCCTTCTTTTGATTGTGATGGTGAGCTTAATTTTTATGCATCTCGAGCAATTGGTCCAGACGCTAAACTGAAGTACTTGAATGCGAGAACTGATAAGACAGCGATTGTTTTCAATGAAATCAATATCGACTGGTCAAGAGAGCTCACAATTGTTGAAGGACCGTTTGATTTGGTAAAGGCCAACTATAATGCGACCTGCCTGTTGGGTGCTGGGATAAGTGAGAGATCTTTACTTTTCAAGAAAATTGTCTCAAATAAGACACCAATACTGCTGGCACTAGACTCTGACATGCAAAGAAAGACCTACAAATATGCAAAAATGTTTAGTGAATATTGTTGCGATGTTAGAATATTAAGCTTAGGAGAGTTTAAAGATGTTGGCGAGATGAACCGAGATCAGTTCAGAGAATTAAGAAAAAGCGCTGTCTATTATGATAGACAAAGTGCAATAAAGAGCAGAATTAACTCACTCCAGAGTGGTTCTCTTTTTTAGAAGTTTTTTGTTCTTACAGATATGTGCCATACAAAATCTAAAATTGTTATAGAATTACAAAACATCATATGAGAATTATCCATCTAGCCGATATTCACTGGCGTGGGCTATCTCGTCATGAAGAGTATAAAGAGTCATTTTCATCTTTTTTCGTAGAAGCGAAGAAGCTACGACCTGATGTAATTTACGTGGGCGGTGACATTGTTCACTCTAAGACGCAAGGGATATCACCAGAGCTTATTGATAATCTTTCTTGGTGGTTTACACAGTTAGCAGAAATCGCACCCACGCACATCATCTTAGGGAACCATGACGGATTGCAACACAACAAGGATCGGCAGGATGCAATTTCTCCTATCATTAATGCTCTAGACAATGACAGGCTGTTTTTGTACAAGCAATCAGGTGTTTATCCGACAGGCGTCGATGGCTATAACTGGTGTGTTTTATCATGCTTCGATGAAGAGTCATGGGAAGATGTTGAACCTGTCGAGGATCAGATAAGCATTGCATTGTTTCATGGAGGTGTCTGGGGATCGTCAACAGATATTGATTGGGAAATAGATGGAGAAGTAACTGTTGACATGTTTGAAAAATATGACTTCTCACTCCTGGGTGACATCCACCGTTGTCAGTTTTTAAATGATAAAAAGACGATTGCATACTGTGGATCATCCATCCAGCAAAACTATGGAGAGGATCCAAAGAAGGGCTTTCTGTTTTGGGACATTAGAGATAAAGATGATTTTAGTGTCGATTTTCATGAAATACCTCACAGCAAGCCTTTTATAACGATAGACTGGCAAGGAAACATAAAGAACACACTGATACAGTCAGCAAAGCATCCAAATGGTGCTCGTTTTAGAATAAGATCTGACCAGAGCATTACACAGGCAACAACAAAGCAAATTCAAAATGAGCTAATAACCTTTAAGGATGCCGCAGAGGTAGTGTTTAAGACAGAGACATCATTTAATGCAGCAGAAATCCAGACAAAATCAGGTGATCTCTTTACAAAGGAAAACTTAAGAGAGAATTCCACGCACAAGAAGCTGATAAGGGATTATTACAGCAATTTAAAAAATAATAAGCAAAGACTCGATAAGTTTGATGACTTAATTGATCGATACCTTTCTCAGATCGCATCCCAGGATGAGAGCCTAAGAAACGTTAGATGGCAAATTGATTCCTTTCGATTTGACAATACATTTGTGTATGGAGAAGGGAATGTTATAAATTTTGACAATTTACCGGGAATCACTGGAATTTTTGGAAAGAATGCTAAGGGCAAGTCATCGATAATTGGTGCTCTTGTTTATGGCTTGTTTAATACAACTGATCGTGGTCCCATAAAAAATGTTCATATTATCAATAGTAGAAAGAACGCATGTGAGACTTCGATAAGCTTTAGCATGAATGGTAAAAGGCTTTGTCTCGAGAGAAAGACTATTAAGAAGCAAACAAAGAAGGGTGCTGTGTATGGAACAACATCGCTTTCACTGCTAGAGCTTGATGAAAGTGGAAATCCAGTGACAGATTTATCGGGTGAGCAGAGACGAGACACTGAAAAAATTGTGAGAGATATAATAGGGACCCCTGAAGACTTTTTAATGACATCTTTGGCATCTCAAGGGCAAATGAACACCTTTATTAGAGAAAGAGCAACAGCTAGAAAGATGATTCTCACAAACTTTCTCGATTTAAATGTGTTTGAAAAGATGTATGACCTAGCCAAAGATGAATCGCAGAATCTTAGGGCCAAGTCAAAAATAATACCCCTTCTCGACTGGGATACAGAGATTGATGATTGTCATATGGTCATATCTGAGAACAGGCAAGCGATGAAAGATATCATGGACGATATCAGGCACAAACGTGACAGACTTGAAAAGCTCAATGTTGAAATAGCTGTGTCAGGAATAACAGAATCAGTTACACAGAAAGAGATTGATTCACAGAACATTATTGTTGAAGCTGATAGAAAAAATCTGGAATCTCTGGTAAAGAAAAGAGAATCCTCCGATAGGCTAATTCATGAAGAGAGAGAAAAAATTCTTAAGATTAAAAGAGTTAAAAATGATTTTCCAATTGATGTCCTCAAGGAACAAATAGAATTTCAAAGAAATCTAGAGAGATCTCTTCTTACTCTTGAGCATGAATATCAAAATCAGGCCACCCTTCTTGAAAGTCAATTAGCATCAACTAGAAGGCTTGAAGAGGTGCCCTGCGGAGATGAGTATCCGACCTGTAAGTTTATTAAGCAGTCCCATCTAGACAAAGGGAGTCTTGAAACTCAGACAAAAACTGTTGAAAAGTTGTTAGAAAATTTATCAGAGATGGGGCAGTCTCTTGACGAAGTAATAAATGAAAAGCTTAAAGAAAAGATTCAAAAATATGATAAGCTTGTTGAGAAGGAGTCTGCTCTTTCAATTTCAATATCACAACTAGAGATAAAGATCAACAATTTATCCAATGAGACAAAAGACGCTAGAAGAGAACTAGATGAGAGCAGTAAGCTTCTATGTGACATGCAAGAAAGAATAATTGATGATGAAACATCTTCAGATGCTAAATTAAGAAACAACGTGCTAGATCTCCGCAAGAATATCAAAGAGCTAGAGAAGAATAAACTAGTCATTGCAGATAAGATTAGTAGGGCCAGTGTCGAAATAAACAGGCTTAGAAAGGAGAAGCAAGAATTTTCTCAAATAAAGAAAGACCTTAAGCTTTATGACATGTTTATGCAGGCAATGTCAAAAAAGGGAATCCCGCTCCAGATCATGACTTCGCAACTACCCCTTATTAATGTTGAGATTGCAAAAATATTGCACGGAGTGACAGGATTCACTGTGGAACTAGAGGCAGATTCAGAGTCAAATGCAATGGACATTTACATAAACTACGGAGACTCTAGAAGAATAATTGAGCTTGCCTCTGGAATGGAGAAAATGATGGCTTCTCTAGCAATTCGTGTTGCACTGATAAATGTGTCATCATTGCCAAAGACAAATATGTTGATTATTGATGAGGGATTTGGTGCGCTAGACGAGACAAACATAGAGGCATGCAGTAGACTATTACAATCCTTAAAGAAGTGGTTTAGAAATATTATCGTGATTTCTCATGTAGATGCAATAAAAGATGCTGTCGACAATTCTCTCGATATTATTAAGAAAGAAAAGAATGCAAGAGTTATTCATGTCTGATTATACGGGATTTGATAAGATTATCGTAAAGGATAGTACAGAAGGGGAAAGTAGGTTTCCCTTATTTTGTCCTATTTGTGATTTAGTAATGAATAAACAAGCAGATATAGTTGCATTTGAAAAATATTTGTGCTGCTCTGCGTGCTCAGTATGTTGGGCTGAAGCTAGGCGACAAGCCTGGAGTCAGGGATGGAGGCCCAAAAAAGAAGATGTTGAAAAAGAGGTTCAAATTAGAAAACGTGCATCTCTCAGTATTCAATTTTGAGCATGATAGATATTTATAACGGGTGATAACATGCTAAGCTTTGAAGAAAACAATGTACTTGGTCAGATTCTAGACAATACCTTTGGGTATAGCTCGACCACAGTGTCTCCAACAATGTCAATAAAATGCTCATTGCAAGGAGATGTACTAACTGTCAGATATACTACAATTGTTAATCTGGCCTCAGAGAGAAACATAAGGGATCAGATTAAGAGATTTGCTGATGAGTCGGTCAAGCTTACTAACGATTACATGAAAAATGTACGTAGTGAGTTTAAAAAGGGCGCTACTCGTGCGCTAAAGGTGAAGCAGTTGGGTACAAGTGATAGTGTTGAGATGATTACGACGTCGCCGTATACACCAAGGAAGATGGCCTATTACAGGCGATCGACCAATTACACCATCGAATAATGCCAAAAATTAATAAGTCAAACCAGATAAAAGAGATAGTTAAATGTGGAAAAGATCCAGCTTATTTTTTTAACAACTATCTAAAAATTCAACACCCTGTTCGCGGATTGATTAAATTTGACACGTATGAATTTCAGGATGAATGTGTTGAAAAATTCATAGAGAATAGATTCAGCATAATATTGAAGTCTAGGCAGCTAGGAATGTCAACTCTTGTTGCAGCCTACTCTGTGTGGCTTGCTCTATTTCAGAAAGATAAGAACATACTCATTATTGCAACCAAATTAAGTGTTGCACAGAACTTTATTGGCAAGGTGAAGACAATGGTCAGATCCTTGCCGCCGTGGCTTGTTTTGCCCGAGCTAGTAACAAATAATAAGCAGTTGCTAGAATTTAGTCATGGATCATCCATTAAGGCAATCCCAACATCAGAGGATGCAGGACGTTCTGAAGCTCTGTCTCTGTTGATCATCGATGAAGCAGCATTTGTTAGAAACTTTGATGATCTGTGGACAGGACTATACCCCACAATTAGCACAGGTGGTCGAGTGATTATTCTCTCGACACCTAATGGTGTGGGAGGTCAGTATTACAAGCTCTATACAGACGCTGAAGCAGGGCTTAATGAATTTGCAGCCATAAAGTTGCCCTGGGATGTGCACCCAGAAAGAGGCCAGGAATGGTTTGATAAGACGACAAAAAATCTATCAAATCGTCAAATCTCTCAAGAGTATCTTTGCGACTTCGCCTCATCAGGAGACACATTTTTGTCTGATTCTGACATCGAGTGGATCAGATTGGAGTGCATACCTCCGAAGGAGAGAGCAGGTCCTGACATGAATGTGTGGATCTGGAAATACCCACTAACAGAGCATCATTATATCATTTCAGCTGATATTTCAAGGGGTGACTCAAGAGATTACTCCGCATTCCACATAATTGATGTCACAGAGGGTGAGTGTGTTGCAGAGTATAAGGGAAAGATCCCCCCAGACCGATTTGCCGAACTTTTACACGATTTTGGCATCAGATATAATAAGGCATTGCTGTGTCCTGAGAATAATAGCTACGGATATGCAACAGTTCTGAAGTTGAAAGAAATGCAGTATCCCAATCTCTACCATAAAAGGCGTAAGGGTGTCTACATAGGAGACTATGTGCCAAAAAATGATAATGAGATTGCTGGATTTACCACCAGCGGCAAAAGTAGAAATCTAATTTTATCAAAACTAGAAGAGGTAATAAGAAATAAGCAAATTAAGATTTATTCTTCTAGATTTTATGATGAACTAAAAACATTTGTCTGGTCTGGAAGTAAAGCACAGGCAATGAAAGGCTATAATGACGATCTTGTTATGAGCATGGCAATCGGAACCTGGTTATATGACACCTCAGCTGATCACGGTCGATCCTCATCAGATCTAAATGATGCCATGCTTAAGGCTATGAAGATGACCCGTAATAGCTACGATGATATGCCCGGTGCAATAACAGAAGGAAGGCCTTATTCATCAGCAACAAGAGACCCTAAGGTGCAACCCGATGACTTTAAGAAAAGCAAGCTCTCAGGTGAATGGAATAAAAAGCAGCATGCCCTATCTGAGTTTGACTGGGTGTATAAGTGAGCTAGAAAATGGCAGATAAATCAGAAGGACTATTCAGGAGACTAACCCTGCTATTTCGCAGTGGTCCTGTCATAAAGAGAAGGGTTCGTGACTTTGACAAAGGCGGTGTAACATCTTCAGCCTTTGATATGTTTCGAAAGAATCAGAGCCACGTTTATAGCACAGCCATGTCGGCTTATGGCACATATGATCGAATGGCACGCTATAGTGATTTTAGTGAGATGGAGTACACACCTGAAATCAGCTCAGCACTTGACATATACTCTGAGGAGTCTGTTGCAGCAGATGAGAAAGGAAGCGTCCTACACATACACTCAGAGAATCCGACGATTAAAAAGATTTTAAGCGAATTGTTTTATGACACAATTAATGTTGAATTTAATCTGTCTGCTTGGGTTAGGACTCTCTGCAAGTATGGCGACTTTTTTCTTTTTAACGATGTGAGTCCAGAGCACGGTGTAATAAACGCATACCCAATGCCTGTGAATGAGGTAGAGCGTGAGGAAGGATTTGATCCAAAAGATCCTATGGCAGTTAGATATAGGTGGGTAACTCAAGGAAACCAGGTGCTTGAGAACTGGCAGGTCACTCACATGCGTGTTCTCGCAAATGATGCATTTCTTCCATATGGTACATCTGTACTCGAGTCAGCTCGACGTATCTGGCGACAGCTAATACTTGTTGAGGACGCAATGCTTGTCTATCGTGTCGTTCGGTCTCCTGAGCGTCGTGTATTCTACGTTGATGTGGGTAATGTTCCCCCTGAGGATATTCCCAATTACATGGAGCAGGTTCAGTCAACCCTTAAAAAGGCGTCAGTTGTTAATAAAGACTCTGGTCGAGTAGATCTTAGATATAACCCATTATCAGTTGATGAGGATTATTACCTGCCCGTTAGAGGTGGTGAATCAGGCACGAAGATTGATACACTTGCAGGTGGGCAGAATGCAACAGCTATCGAAGATGTAGAGTACATTCAGAAAAAACTTTTTGCTGCTCTCAAAATACCAAAGGCATATCTAGGCTATGATGAAGGCCTGGGTGCAAAGGCAACTCTCTCCCAGGAAGATATTAGATTTTCAAGAACCATTGCAAGAATACAGAGAACCATTGTCGCTGAGATGAATAAGATCGCAATTATTCACCTGTACTGTAATGGGTTTGAGGGAGAGGATCTTCTTGATTTCACATTGCAACTATCTAATCCTTCAACCATTGCGCAACAGCAAAAGCTAGAGCTGTATCGCTCTCGATTTGAAATCGCAGGAACAGCTGCACAGGTCGAGGGTCTGGTCGATAAGACTTGGCTTAGAAAGAATCTATTCAGCATGACTGACGATGAGATTAGTGCAATACTTGCTGGTAGAATCCTTGATAAGCAGAGAGATCTAGAGGTCGAAGCCGTGCAGATTCCAGAGGAAGCTGAGGCTGGTCTTGCTATTGCCCCAGGAGAGGAACCCCCGGAGGCTCCTGAAGAGGAGGCGGGACTAGAAGCTCCTCCGACTGAGCTAGCGGGTGACGATAGAAACAGTCTGAACTTAAACATAGTGGCAGGCGACTCAATCGATGAATCAGATGACTTTGAAGATGCTATTGATCTTAGTAGATTATCGATTGAGGATGAGGGCTCGCCGATCAAAGCACAGAACCGTGTTAACTTATTAGCGGGTGTCTTGAATGAAGATATTGACGCGCATATTGATGATTCTGATATAGATGTGGATGTAGATATCGATGTAGATATCGACATAGAGCCATCAGAAGAAGAAGAGAAAAGAAAGCGCCGTCGTAATTCGAACAACCAGGACACAGATCATCTTCGCCTCGTGTCTCATGATCCAAAAAATGCGTCAGATTCCATTGCCCATCCGTATGCTAGAAAATTAACTAAGTATAAGAGAAATAGTGAGAGAAAATCTGATATAAACCCGCTGTCAAGAGCACACAAACTACCAAAATTGAGCGAGCTTCAAGGCAGGGACTTTTTAGAGATTCTTGATGATCGAATTGAAACACAGTCAAAAATGACAGGACAGATGCGTTCTGCATTAAAATCACTTGAGTCTCGGATAGGTATTAACAGTAAAGTAATCTCTGAGACTACGAATTCATCAGAGGAGGATTAAGTCACTCATGGCTAGAGGTCACAACAAAAAGAGAAACGTGGGCATAATCTATGAGCTGCTACTAAGGCACATCTCAGAAGCTTTAATCCGAGATGATAAGCAGTCGGCACAAAAAGCGCTAAGCATCATAGAGACCAGATTTCATAAGACAACTGAGCTTTATAAAGAATTTAGACTGTTTAATGCTCTCGCACAGACAACTGTATCAGATACCCCAGTTGCTGCTAGCATTCTTACTGAGGCAAAACATGCAGCTAGAAGATGTAATACAGATCGTCTAGATAGAGAAAAATCACTCCTCATACGAGACATTAATCACAGTCTTGATGATTCAGCTTTTTATCACCGTCGTATTGAAGAGTATAAGACGTACGCGACAATTCAAACACTGCTTAACGGCTGGAGAGAGCTCGATAGATCAGATTTATCAAAGATTGTTGAGTTCGAAGGAAAGATGGTTGAGTGGTTGCTATTAGAAAAAGAGGCTAAGCAGCTAGAGCAAGATGTGAATCCGGATGTTGACACCTTGGTTGTCAAGATCTTGTCTGAGAAATTTAACGAGAAATATGGAAGCTGCTTGAATGAAACACAGCGTGATCTCATAAAGTCCTATGTTTTCTCTATCGCAAACGACGAGGGAGAATCCATTAAGCAATCTCTTGCAGCATTGCGAGAGACAGTGCTGTCTGATCTTGATAGATTACAACAGCAGACAGACAACCAAATCCTGATGGAAAAGATGTGTGATGTTAAAGAGAGAATAGTGTCAGAATCTGTTGAAGATATAACAGATGCGACAATTTCACGATTTTTAGTTATCTCACAGTTAAAAGATGAGATAACGGAGGCTTTAAATGAATAATTCCGATATGAAACTTTTAACAGAGTGGACACCGCTCTCATACACAGCTGAGATGATACAGGAGTCTATCGATAGAAACGGAGGAAGAATAGTTCTTCGGGGTGTTTTGCAGAAGGCAGATACACTTAACCAAAATGGCAGAATTTACCCTAGGGCAATTCTTGAAAGAGAAGTTCTCAATTACCAGAAGTTTATTAAAGAGAACAGGGCATTAGGTGAGTGTGATCATCCTGATACATCTGTGGTCGAATTAAAAAATGCTTCTCATATTATTAGAGATGCTAAAATGGAAGGTGATGCTGTTGTAGGAACTGTCGAGTTATTAGATACTCCAAGCGGAAAGATCTTACAGAGCTTAGTGTCCTCAGGTGTAACCCTTGGAATTTCATCGAGGGGCGTCGGGTCCACCCGCCGTCAAGGAGACAACCAGGTTGTCCAAGAGGATTTTCAGCTGATATGCTTTGACATGGTTAGCGAACCCTCAACACCAGGTGCCTTCATGCTAAGAGAAGGAAAGGTTGTTAATAAGCAGGAGCTAGATAAGGTTTTTACTCGAAGTGATCGTATTGATAGGATCTTTAATGAAATCCTATCCTGGCAGGAATAATGTCAACAATTTCAAGAAGTGCTCTCAAAGGAATCGTTAAGGAATGTCTGGTAGAGATTCTCCAGGAGGGAATTGATACAGATACAAATCGTGTTTCACTTTCTGAGAGAAAGAATCCTTCTCGTGCTTCTACCCCGAGTAGAGGGTCTGCGCTTGATAAAATTGAGTTTGGAAAGAAGCCTCAAAACCCAAAACGTCAAAGATTGCAAGAAGCAAAGCTCGCGCAGAATGCTGCAAAATCTATAACTGAAGATCCTGTTCTTGCTTCAATTCTTACAGACACAGCTCTTACAACACTGCAGGAACAATCATCTGTTGAAAGAGTTGGACCCGGCGGGACAGCAATGGCCTCATCTGCAGCAGGAGATACTGCAGCTAGACAGGTAGCAGGCAGTGATCCCATGGCACTCTTTTCAGAGTCAGCAACTAATTGGGCAGCATTAGCATTTACAGAGTCATCCCAAAAGGGATAAAAGCTTTTAGCGTCAATTTAAGACTAGCGGAATATGTATAACTGCGCATAATAGAGGAGCTTCCCACAATGTCTAATGTAACTAAATTAACACCAGAACTTCTAAAACAACTCGTTCTTGAGGAAAGACAAAAGATGCAAGAAGCAGGTCTTCCAGGAGCTGAGAAAGCAGAAGAGGTTGACGCAGCAGATCAAGCAAGCACACTTTCTCATAAGATTGATCATGCAAAAAAGCTAGGAATTCATGAGTCTAATCTTAAAAAGCAGCTAGAAAGAATCGTTAGGATTCGAGAAGCTTTGAAAAGTGATATTTTAAAGGATCTCTAATAAATGGCAGAAGTCAAACAAATAACAGTCAATCCTGCTGCTCCAGATGATAAGCCTTTCGGTGCAAGGAATGAAAAAAATCTCCAGAAATCATTTTCTGCATCTCCGATCTATAGTAATCAGATAAAGGATGAGGAGAGACGCTTGACCTATCAGAGGCTTGCAATGGATGGAAACGTCCAGAGCGGCCTTGGATTAAACTCATTTAATCGTGACTTTGTGGGAACAGAGCAAAATCCTGTCCCTGATTTAAATGATGTGAAAACAGGCGGTAATGGTTTGCCAGCTTCTCCCTTTGTTCCCAACCCAACATCACCTGGACCAGGAAGCATTTTTCCCAATGATCAAGCACCTTTTGATGGTGAGCTACCTGAAGCCGGCGTTGAGTTTGGAAGTGGGTTAGGTGGACAAACAACACCCATCGAAACGTCACAGCAGATAGCATCACAAAAAATCGGTGATTATATCTCAGGACGATCCTTCAGGGGTTCTGACGGTAGAAATTGAAGGTGAGTGATGTCATTTAAGCATCACTACTATAATCCTGGAGGCTATGATGCTAACCAGGGCGGCGGCTATGGTACACTTAAGGGAAAGCTGCCTAGCACTGGAACAGGCCTGGGATCTGATAGGGCATTAACTGGTGCACATGGAATTTATGCTGAGCCCCCAAAATATCATTTTGATGATGAGGAGCAAGAAGAGTTCTTTGATGAGATATTTGGCGACTTAGATGATTTAGATGCATTTGTTACTAAGGTAAACCAGATTTATCGTAGATCCGATCCAAGTAGACGTGCAGATAGAGCAACATTTGTTAGAAACCAGAGATTAGATCTGGCACCCATGGCAGAGAAGCGTCTTCCCCGAGTATCTGATACAATATCTCCATTTTCAAATAGAGTCCTATACCCAAATGGTTTCGATGGTCCGCCTCTTGGCACTGGAAATGCAAATCAAGCGTTTAGAACTACTGGTCCCTATAAACGGACAGGGACCCAATACGGAACATCACGATCACCTTTATCATTAGGCCAGCCAGAAGATACTATGCCAGCTCTTTCACTGTACGATATTTTGGATGATGATGAGAGAGCAATTTTAAGACAGAGGGTCAAAATTATGCGATTGTTAGCTGATCTTGATTTCGATGAGGCATCTAGTGATGAATATGATGCAATTTCCGAAGACGCCGAATAATTAATCATGCGAGGGATAACCATGTCAAAGTCACTTTATGACGAAGCTATCGCTGAGGCGAAGACACTCAGACAGGTAGCTGAACAAAATGCGAAAAATGCAATCATCGAGGCCGTGACGCCCAGAATTAGAAGCTTTATTGAAGAGCAGCTAATTGGTGAAGGAAGCCGTGATGGCTCAGATGACACACCTAGTGATAGTGATCCTGTGCTTAAGGGCGCGATGCAAGATGAAGATAGTGACGAGGTTACCCACCCTCTTCCAATAATGGATGAGGAAAGTGTTGCGCTAGACGAAAGTGCGTTAAAGTCTCTAGTTGAGTTAATTGGTGGAGAAGAGTTAGCAAATGCTCTCTCATCATCATCTACTGAGGGAGCTCTCAATGACGCTCTCAGCGAGTCATTTTCTAGTTTAAGTGATGAAGATAGACAAAAGCTGCTGCAGATAGCTAGTAAATTTAATGAAGGGGCTGATTTTTTTGACCCTGACGTAATAAATATTGAGGACAACCTACACACGGAGAACACAGGAATGTCAAAACCAGATGAAATTCTTTACGAGATAGATCTCGACGAACTGACAGAGACGATGGGCCTCGATGAAGCCCAGCACGATGCAATGGAAGAAGCAGGCCTCGGCGGCGAAGAGGTGGCGGGTGAATCCGTTGAAGAGTCTTCAGATGCCCTAGAGGAAGAAGATGAAGGCTACCATGTATCTGAGGAGACTCTTGAGGAGATCATGAGCCTCTATGAAGCTAAGCTAGAAATTGATCTCGGTGATCTTGAGCTTCCCGAAGACCTTATGCCCACTGTCTCCGTGGTGGAAGAGGAAGAGGAAGAGGAAGGTGAGGTTGAAGCTGAGGAAGAGGCAGAAGAACCAGAAGAACCAGAAGCGGTTGAAGAGCTTCCTGAAGAACTTCCCGGCCTTGAAGAAGTATATGAAATCGATCCGAAGATGCTTGCAGCTGAGCTGAAGCGCTTACGGTCGCAACTTTCAGAAGGAGATGCCTCAGCGATGGCATCACATTTTGGTGGCGGAGATGCTGGAAACGATCCGCTTGACCAAGAACTTAACGTTTTATCGGAGCTCCGTACTGAGCTCCAGAAAAAGAGCCGTCATAATCGAGCTCTTACAGAAAAGCTCAATGAATACAGAAGTGCTGTTGAAACACTTCGTGAGCAGTTGACAGACTTGAACTTGTTTAATGCTAAGCTACTCTACGTAAATAAGCTGCTGCAGAATCCTAAGGTCTCCACAGACCAGCGACGCTCGATTATCGAGTCGCTAGATAATGCAAGAAGCTTAAGAGAAGTGAAGTTGCTATACAAGAGCCTGACAGAATCACTCTCGACGGTCAAGTCGGAAAATCTCTCGGAGTCAACGGTTAGACGGACTCTTGGATCATCATCACGTGCAACAAAGAGGGCTTCTGCCCAAACATCTGAGGCATCTGAGGTGAGCCGGTGGGCACAACTAGCCGGATTAAAGTAAAGTAAAGTAATTCAACAGCATAACATAAAAAGGAAACAATTATGTCTAAGAAATTCACACTCGAGCAGTTGACTGAAGGTATCCGCGCACGACACGTCGGATCCGAAGGCACAAGACTCGTTGAGAAGTGGTCCCGAACAGGACTGCTTCGTGGGCTTGGCGATCACAATCGCGAAGTCATGTCCCGTCTCCTGGAAAATCAGGCTGCACAGCTGCTTCGTGAGTCTAACTCACTGTCGACAGGTGCTGGAGCGCTGTCTTCATCAGGTGACCTTCGCGGTTTTACCAACATCGCGTTCCCAATCGTCCGCCGTGTATTCGGTGGTCTCGTTTCTAACGAGCTAGTTTCAATTCAGCCGATGAGCCTTCCCTCCGGACTGCTCTTCTACCTGGATTACACGTATGGAACTCGCGTTGGTGGTGATACTAACCTCCAAACGGGTGCTGCAAATACAGGTGCTGATGCACAAACCTACGCGTTGGGTCAGTCGATCTACAACAACCCAGCAGGTAAGGGTATCAGAAGTGGTTCTCTAGCAACAGGTGGTCAGTATGATCTCGCTGGAACATCTTACACACGTGTTCACAGTTCTTCTATTATCTGTACCACAGGTAATATCCTAGCATCAGGTGCCTTCCAGGGCAATGCCACACTGCAGGACGGCCGAAAGTGCGCTGCTACAGGTACAGACGGACGTCTGCTACAGTTCGATCCACAGCTTCTGAAGCTCATTGAGGATGATGTTCCAAATAACGGGAATACAACAGGTGAATTCCAGTTGCTTATTCTTGATCTCGCGTCCTCAAACTTCGCGAACATGGACACATCGCTAGTCAAGGACGTTTCACTCTACTCAGATGCTGATATGGGTGCTGATCAAGCAGCAGGCGGTATGGGTCTCGCTGCTGTCCCTGAGTCAATTCAGGGCGGTAAGAACCTCGTCAACGTTCGTCGTCTGAACCAGATCGGTACATTCGCCGGTGGCGTATTCACCTCTAACCCGCTTATACAGCGAACTTCTGCTAATGCAGCACTTCTAGTTGTCGTCACAGGATCACACAAGGCGTTCCCAGCCGGCGTGGCAAACCTGACAGCTTCGTACGCAATTGCAGATGGTCTAAATGTGGACACAGCCGATGGTTCAGCACTTACAATTCCGTCCTTTGAGTCGAACTTTGGTACTTCTCCATCACCTGCAATCCCTGAGATCGACATCAAGATTGAGTCGATTGCTGTTACAGCACAGACCCGTAAGCTACGTGCTCGCTGGTCGCCAGAACTCGCGCAGGACCTCAACGCATACCACTCACTGGATGCTGAGGTTGAACTCACACAGATTCTCTCCGAGCAGATTGCTCTTGAGATCGACCGTGAGATCCTGAACGATCTCCTGACGCAGGCTGACACTAACTTCTTCTGGTCACGCGCACCAGGTAAGTTTGTCAACAAGCAGAGCGGAGCAGAGGCAACCAGGTCCAGCACACTCGCTGGCGGACCATCCTTCACAGGTACAGTCCGTGAATGGTACGAGACACTTGTTGAGACAATCATCGACGTCGCAAATGAGATCCACAGAAAGACACTCCGTGGCTCAGCGAACTTCGTTGTTTGCTCACCTGAGGTCGCAACCGTCTTCGAGGCTTCGGTTCTTTACAAGCCGCAGTACAGCCTTGACGGAGATGGACAGGTCAGCCAGCCATTCTCGCTGGGTGCAGCACCGGTTGGTACATTGAGCAACCGTTTCACGGTCTACAAGGACCCTTACTTCCCACGCAACAAGGTTCTTGTTGGTTATAAGGGCGGTAGCTACCTTGAAACCGGATACGTTTACGCTCCGTACGTGCCGCTAATCGTTACACCGACGATCTTCGCGCCAGAGGACTTCACACCCCGTAAGGGCGTGATGACTCGCTACGGCAAGAAGATGGTTCGTAATGATTTCTACGGTACTGTTACATGCCTAGACATGGACGTCATTTAGTTAACTAAGTTAACTGAATAAATTTTAAGGGCGGCCCTTGTGGCCGCCCTTTTTGCTTTTACGGGATGTGTTGACCTATTAACAATAATCTATGATTATTTCACACTCTAAAAAATTCATATTTTTCAAACCACTCAAGGTTGCAGGCTCTAGCGTCGAGGCATGCCTTGCAAAATACTGCGGTGATGAGGATGTCCTAACTGGCTCTGATATAGCAGATGAGAGACAGCAGTTTGGTTATGTGGGTCGCAATAATCTTGATAAAAGAGGAAACCTCATTTTTCACATGCACACATCTCCTCAACTGCTGTATTCAATGACAGATAACACATGGGACGATTACTTTAAATTTACGATTGTTAGAAACCCATGGGAGATGACAGTTTCATATTTTTGGTGGTGTTTTTACTCACCAACAAACAGTGTGATATCAAAATGCTATGATGCAAGTGAAGATAGCATAAATGAATTTTCTACAATCACTCCCAGTGAGGAGGATAGTGCTGATGCTTTGAGGACAAAATTTGAGCAATTTATAGAGGCTGTAGGTCATTT